CCGTCCTGCACGCCTGCCCCGACACCATCACCACCACGGGCACCTACGACGCGTGCTTCATCACCGGCGGGCTCACCGTCAAGGCCAGCAACGTCACCATCACCCGCTCCCTCATCACCGGCGGTGTCGCCACCGGCAGCGGCGACCCTGGCGAACAGACCGGCCTGGTCATCAGCGACAGCACCCTCGACTGCGGCTGCTTGTCCCAGGGCTCCAACGACACCCCCAGCGGCATCATGGAGTCGAACTACACGTTGTTGCGGGTGAACCTGATGCATTCGGGGCATGGCGCGGCGGTGAAGAGCAATGTGGTGATCCAGGACTCGTGGATCCATGACCTGGGTGGTAACACCGAGGCGCACAAGGACGGCATCTACGTGGGTGATGGCACCAACGTGGTGATCCGGCACAACAACATCGAGTGCAACGACGGCCCACTCGCGGGCTGCACCTCAGCCATCGGGCTCCTCACCGACTTCGGCAACATCAGCTACTACACCATCGACAACAACCTGCTCAACACCATCGGCAGCTACTGCCTCTACGCCGCGGGTGGACCGAGCAAGGCGTACACGACCGACCATCTGACCGTCACCAACAACCACTTCGGCCGCAAGGACAACCCCAACTGCGGCTACTACGGCCCGGTCGCCTACTTCGACGCAGGACAACCGGGCATGGTGTGGTCGGGCAACGTCTGGGACGACACCGGCGCACTTGTCGCCGGGGTGTACTGATCGTCAGCCGCCGAAAGGACCCGACGTGAGTACCTTCTGGCTCGTCGCTCTTCCCTTTGCTGTGTTCCTCGGCCTCCTCGGTGTCAGCATCGGCGGACGCGGCGGACAGATCCTGGTCATCGGAGGCACGATCCTGGCCAGCGTCGACCTGGTGTACCTGCTCGCCAACCGCTAGCCGATGGACCTGGAACAACCGTCACCACGCCAGGCATACAAGACCTGCTCCAAGCCGGGATGCCCTGAGATCGTCCGCCGCGGGCGCTGCACCGAACACCAGCAGCAACACCGCCGGGCCACCGAAGCGCCCCGCCCCAGCGCGGCACGTCGCGGCTACGACAAAGCCCACAACACCCTGTTCCGCCCGGCTGTCCTAGCGCGCGACCCCATCTGTGTCTGCGACCAGCCCGGCCGGCACGGACACGCGCAGCGGTGTGGTCGCCCGTCCGAGCACGCCGACCACTATCCGCGCAGCCGGCGCGAACTGGTGGACCTCGGACTCGACCCGAACGACCCGGCGTTCGGCCGCGGCTTGTGCCAGCGCTGCCACTCGGGTGAGACGGCACGGCACCAGCCAGGCGGATGGAACGCCCGGTAGATACAAGATCACCAGTCAGAAACCCCGACCTGCGGAAACTCTCCGGATTCCCCGGGGAAACACTCGCATCTGCAAACACACACTCCCCATGGAGGCGGCGCGATGCCACTAGAGAAGATCGACGACCTCGTATCCCGAGGCTGGCTCGCCGAAGTCCGGTGGGCCCAGGCCGAAGGCGAACGCGAAGGCTACGTCCAGGTAGCCAGCGTCAACACCAAGTCCACCCTCACGCTGCCCGACGACGACGGGGACCCCGAGGGCCAGCCGGAGAAGTTCGACGGCTGGTACATCACCCTCGACGCGGCGCGCATCGACAAACTGATCAAGACACTGCACAAGGCCAAGCGCCAGGCGTTCCCGCCGAACGAGGTCACCCCGGCCAGTAAGTGCCCAGAGGTGTGCGACCACGCGCCCGACGGCGGCGACCACCCGGAAGTGGTTCTGTGAACAGCCCAGTTGAACCGTCAGCAGACCTGCGCTCAGCAGCCAAGGGACTGTTCCAGGTGTTCGTCGCCCTCAAGAACGAGGGCTTCACCGAGCAGCAAGCCCTCGTCATCCTCGGCCAGATGCTCGCCATGAACAAAGGGCAGGGCGAGTGACAGGCTCGCAGTCCACATCGGTCAGCGATCGGCTTGACACCATCGAGCAGCGCCTCATCGCACTGGAGTCCGCTACCACGCCGGACAGGGACGGCAAGATGCTAGGGATGGCTCTCGGCATCGCGCTGCTCCTGTTTCTCGTCGCGGCCGCCGTGATCGGGTTGATGGCCTTGTGGAAGCTGGTCGCATGAGCGGCACCGACGCTCGCTCGAGCGTCGAGATCCCCGATGGCCTCCACGTCAGCGGCCAGGGCAGAGACTTCCGGCCCACCGTGGTCCACGGCGGCATCGACCTTTCGGTTGTCCAGAAGGCGACCACACCAACCGACTGACAGGTCCAACCCGAAGGAGCTCACTCATGGCCGGCACCAAGACCAACGAGCAGCAGACCGCCGAGGCGGACGACGCGGCAGTCACCGCGCACAACCTCGGCGAACCCCAGGTCGCCACCAACTACACGACCACGCCGCTGCGCTGCCCCGACTGCCACGCCACCCTCGACATCCCCGTTCAGGTAGCAGGCCTCGAGCGCAACGACGACGGCGACCGCATCCTGCAGTTCAAGGTCCAGGAAGACGCCTTCCAGCCCTACATCACCCACCACGTGTCCCTCTCCGACCACTCCCTGCTCGCCGAGCTCATCGGCTCCGACGACGACTGACCCCGGGGGGGTATACCCCGACCAGGTCCCAGGGACCGGCCTTGGCAGGGCCTTTTTGATGTGTACGCCCCAGGGAATTTTGGGTTTGCCGACCGTCTGGCCACAGGAGGTGCCTTCGCCCGTGTCCTTACCCAAGCAGAATCCGGCTCGCCGGAATCGGTCGGCAACGAAGGCGACCCTGTCAAGGATCCACAACGTGGTGGCGCCTGTGTTGCCGGAGCGCGAGGACTGGCACCAGTTGACGTTGGACTGGTGGGAGCAGATTTGGGCGTCACCGATGGCGCCGGAGTTCGACACGTCGGACATTCACGGCTTATTGGTACTCGCCGACCTAGTGAACGCCTACTGGCTAGAGGCGTCATCGGGGCGACGTGCGGTACTGGCCAAAGAGATTCGGCTGCAGCGGCAGTGTTTCGGGTTGACTCCGATTGACAGGCGTCGGCTGCAGTGGGAGATCGAGCGCACAGACGCGGCGCAGGACCGAGGCGCGCGCAGGCGGGCTACTCGGGTGGTGCCGGCGGGTGATCCGCGTGCTGTGCTTGATGCTGCTCAGTGAGCACGCTGGTCGTCCCGTCTCTGAATGAGGAGCCGTGGCCGACGCTGGGGCCGGCGGTTTGTGACCTGATCGAGGAGAGGGCTTGTCACGGCCCGGGGGACCTTCGTGGTCAGCCGGCGGTGATTGACGACGAGAAACGCGCCTTGATCTACCGGATGTACGAGGTGTTCCCGCGGGGGCACGCGCGGGCGGGCCGTCGACGGTTCAAGCGGGTGGGGATCTCGCTGCGGAAGGGCTCGGCGAAGACCGAGCTGGCGGCTTGGGTGGCGTTCGCGGAGCTCCACCCGGAGGGCCCGGTCCGGTGTGATGGATGGCGCTTCGAGGACGGCGTGTGGGTGCCGGTCGGCAGGCCGGTGACGGACCCGTACATCCCGATGGTGGCCTACACCGAGGAGCAGACCGAGGAGCTTGCCTACGGGGCGCTGCTCGCGATGTGCCAGGAAGGCCCGGACGCGGACCTGTTCGACGCCGGGTTCGAGCGGATCACCCGCGCCTACGGTGATGGCAAGGCTGAGGCGTTGGCGTCGTCGCCAAACGCCTCTGACGGCGCCCGGACGACGTTCCAGCACTTCGATGAAACCCACCGGTTCGTACTGGCGCGACTGAAAGCCACGCACCAGACGATGCTGGCGAACGCCCCGAAGCGTCCGCTGGCGGACCCGTGGTCGTTGGAGACCACCACCACCTACGAGGTGGGCATGGGGGCTGTCGCGCAGGGCACCCACGAGTACGCGGAACAGGTGGCACAGGGGAAGGTCTCCGACTCGACGCTGTTCTTCTTCCACCGTGAGGCGGCGCCTCGCGAGGACGAAGACCTGACCGACCCGGAGCAGATCCGGGCGGCGATCCGCGAGGCTTCTGGTCCCGCGCTGGCGAAGTGGGTCGATTTCGAGGGCCAGGTCGACTCGATCGCCTCCCTGTACAACCAGCCCGACACCGACCTCGCCTACTGGGAGCGGGTGTGGCTGAACCGTCGGGTGTCGGCGACCCGGCAGGCGTTCGACGTGCCCCGCTGGATCGAGCTGTTGTACCGAGGTCATTCGATCCCGAAGGGCGCCGGCGTGACGGTCGGGTTCGACGGGTCGCGGTGGCAGGACTCGACCGGCCTGGTGTTGACCGACAAGGACGGGTTTCAGGAGCTGTTCGGCCGGTGGGAGCACGACGGCACCGACGACTGGGTGGTTCCGGTCGGCGAGGTCGACGAGGCCGTCGCTGAGATCAACAAGCGGTACCAGTTGGTGCGCTTCTACGGCGACCCGGCGCAGGGGTGGGATGACGCGCTAGCCAGGTGGGCCGGTAAGTACGGGCCGAAGAAGGTGTTGTTCTACTACACCGACTCCCGCAACACCCGCAAGATCGCGGGCGCGTGCCGGGCATATGCGGCGGCGATCCGTTCGGGCGCCGTTTCACACCCCGATGACGACGATTTCACCCGTCATATCGCCAATTCACGGCGGCGGATGACAGGTTTCAAAGACGAAGACGGCCAGCCGTTGTGGGTCATCGAGAAAGAGCGGCACAAGTCGCCTTTCAAAATCGACTTCGCGATGTGCGGGGTGTTGTCGTGGCAGGCGCGGCTCGACGCGGTCGCGGCCGGCGAGTTCAAGTCCTCCGGGAAGTCCTCGAAGATGATCGTGATGCGCTGAGGGGTGTGGTGACGCAGTGGCCGTCGAGCTCACCCCCGAACTGTGGCTGAAGCGCCTCGAGGATGAGCACACCCGCGAGTTGCCGGAGCTGAAGGACCGCAACGCCCACTTCGAGGGCACGCAGCCGCTGAACTATCTGCACCCGGAGTTGCTGGCCGAGCTCGACAACCGCCTCCAACAGGTGGTGATCAACTGGCCTGAGTTGGTTGTGGACTGCCTGGACGAGCGCTTGGACGTCGAGGGGTTCCGCATCTCTGGGCAGGCCAAGGACGACGCCGGCCTGGCTGAGATCTGGCAGTACAATGACCTGGACGAGTGGTCGCAGCAGGGCCACGTCGAGGCCATGGTGATGCGCCGCTCTTACGCGATCGTCGGCACCAACGATGAGTCCGACGAGCCGCCACTGATCACGGTGGAGTCTCCACTTGAGACGCACGCGGTGTTCGACCCGCGTACCCGCAAGGTCGCCGCGGCCTGCAAGTGGTGGGACGAGGACGGCCCGGAGAACGCGAAGGTCTGCCACGCCACGCTGTACCTCCCGGATCGGACGATCTGGTGGGTGAAGCAGGACGGCACCTGGGCTCTCGACCCCGACTATGAGCCGGACGTGCATGACCTCGGCGTTGTGCCGGTTGTGCCTCTGGTGAATCGGCCGCGGTTGCGCCGGCCGGGAGGCAAGTCGGAGCTGGATTCGATCATCCCGGTGTCGGATGCGGCGAACAAGATCGCCACCGACATGATGGTGTCGGCGGAGTTTCATGCGATGCCGCGCCGGTGGGCGCTCGGGTTCGGTCCGGAGGACTTCCAGGACGAGTCCGGTCGAAAGGTGTCGTCCTGGTCGCAGCGCGCGGGCAAGATCTGGGCCACCGAGAAGACCAAGCTCGAAGGCGCTGAGGTAGGGCAGTTCCAAGAGAC